CGGTCGATGAATCCTCTTTCAAGAAAAACATTGGTATTACGCCACATACCTTAAACCCTAGTTTCTTGCCAAATCTCACCGATGCCCGGTTCCAGGCCGCGATTGTTCCGAAAACTATCGACAGCTGTGCCTCTTCGAACATCCAGCGCAGCGACATTGCCGCAAGCTCGTAAATCACAGGGTTTCCCCAGTATTCCTTAAAGAAAAACACCCCCACCGACGCGCGCTTGATCTTTCCATTGCCGTTCTGGTCGTAAAGCCAAACCGCGCCGGCAAGTTCATTGATTTCTCCTACGGCCGGCTTCACGTAGTACAAAATCATCGTTTTCCCGTAAAAATAAGACACGAAAGACGAGAGACTTTGGACAGAAGTGTCTGGAAGTAGCCGGCGAAAGATGTCGTCGTGCTTTAACTTAAAATACAGGCGTACCAGGAAGTCTTCTGGAAGCGTTGACTTCATAGTTCCGCCGATGTACGGAACAATGATCGAACGTACTGTCTGGTACTTCCACGCATCGACCTTTTCTTCTACCATCGTTGTCATTTCGCCACCCAGCCCGTTTTCCCGTTTCCTATTTCTTTTACGTACAACGTCGCGCTCGTGCCACCGCCCGAATTTAGGTACAAGCTCCCCGGAGGTGCGGTAACAGACCCTTCCGGTGGAGTATTTCCAGTCAAAATCTGCGTTGGGCCGACCGCAAAGGACCCGCCAGAGACTTGATTCGTCCCAACATCGATTCCACTTTGAAGCTTAGTTGTTCCGTTCAATCCTCCGAGACGGTAAATCTCTTCCAAATGCTCGCGAAAAGCCTTATTGATCTTCGCAAGGCCCGGATCGGTCAAATCTTTCGCTGAAATCAGCCCGTATGACGGTGATGGCATTTACTCTCCTACGGTTGCTGCGGCATTTCCTGCTGCAACGGCCGCAATTCATAACCTTTGTCCTGTGTGACCGGTTTCCACTCGATGCGTGAGTCGCTGTAGAGCCTAAAATCGCTCGCGCTCGTCGCAATCCAGCGCCACACACGGCCCTTTGTCGCCGGAAAACGAACCCTGACCGTAGTGCGGTTCAAAGATTTTGGCAAAGCGAAGGAAAAAGTCGGTGCAGTCAAACCACCGTCCACGTAACAGTTAAACGTGATTCCGGCAGGATCAAGCGCCGTATATTCGAACCATCCCTGCTTCACAAATTTGTAGTCTGGGCTGCCAAAATCCATCAAATAACTGTCGTACGACTGACGAACTTCGGCTTCAGGAGTCGCACGAATGTGACACTCGTAAACTTCGACAGGAGAGGCGTTGTCCGTGACAATTTCGGCCGTCAAAAGAACCGAAACGTTCAAAGAAAGCTGCCCTTCACCCTCGTTGATGTTGAACTGGTACTGAGCACGTCCCGAAGACGTTATGCCGCCAAGCGAAACGGACGTTTGCCCGTAGTCGAATAAGAGAGTAATCAAAACCGTCTGTCCGCCCGTGTCGATGTCGATCGTAAACTCGTTGAAGTTTTTGAAATTCTTCGGCATTCCCATATCGATCGCCGCGGTCTGAAGATTCATCGTGATCGCGGTAATGCCAGCACCAAGACCGTTTGTGTCGTAGTTCCCCGTGCGGTCCTGGTAGATCATTCCGACTGTGGTTCCAAAGATCAGCGTGTAGATGTCTTCTTGAACAAGCATCGAATTCGTTGCTACGTCGTCGTTGCGCCAACGGGCGTGAACTTTGTCGTAGATCACCCGGTATCTCTCGCTGTTTTGCGCGATGTAAGAAACATAGATTTCGTTCTGGTAGTACGCCATCAGCGTTTGGCTGACTTGTGTTGGGTCCATTAGCGGTACCGCGCGATTGATGTCATCCGCAATGAATTGCGCCGTAAAAACCCACTCAATGTCGAAGCTCGCATAACGAGAATCAGAACCTTGGAAAGCGTAAATTCCACCGAAGGACTGGTAGTAGATTTCTCCTTCCGTTACACACCAGCCAAACGGCGCATTGAGCCCGTGCTTCGCCGCAGTCTTGAACGGCAGTGGCGTTCCACTCTGGGCTCCCAGGATGTTCCAAACCGTGTTCTGGGTGAGAACGTAAAGCTGCCCGTTCCACTCCACGATCGCCATGATCGGATCCGATGGAGATCCCAGTTCAACGAAGTTTTCGACCGGAAACGACTCCGGATTGAAAGGATCTGAATAGTAGAGAATGTCCGGGTTGTTTGGGTCGCCGGCAAGCCACGCGCGATTGAAAGCGATCGCTGCGAGGTAGCACGGTTGCCCAGCGCGCGTCGAGGCGGTTACGGCCGCACCACTCGCGTGCGCGTACTGAAAATACCCAGTAATTTGATCTCCACCTGTGATCGCCTGAATGATTACCGTCTCTTCCGTTGGTAGGAGAGAATCGATCGTAATCAACTGATTTACGAACAGATTTGCTGATAGAGGGCCGACAAGAAGAACTGTGTTCTCTCCAACCGTGATCGGCCCGCCGGTGACAACGTTCAAAGGCACCGGTAGGGTTGAGGTGACCGGCGGAGCCGTATCCACGTCAAGAATGTTAGCTGCGGCGATTTGTTCATCTGAGTTGGTGTCAATGAACGTCGTTGTCCCAATTGGGACTTGTCCGACTTGCAGCCATTGATTCGGAAGAGTTCCGCCAAGACGGTAGATACGAATGTTTGTGATCTGCGGATCGATTGGCGGCGGCGGTGTTACGGCCGCGGCAAAATTAACCGTAACCGGCTGTCCCACCGGACTGACTTGCGCAGTTGGGATCTGCACGACGGATGGACCGGATTCCGTTCCTGTCACGCTGTTATAGAACGTGATTCGATAATTGTAAGGCGTTGCCCCACCATCGGTAACGCTTGGGCCGTTCCCTCCGAAATAGGAAAAATCTCCAAACGTAACAGTGATCGATGATGTTGAGCCGACCTCGATCCCCCAGGACGACACGTTCGCCCATGTCGAGCCCGGAGAGCCGGCGATTCCCGTTGGCTCAAAATCGGAAATTGAAATCGTTATTTCCGTGTAATTGTTCGTTGTCGGAACTGGAATCGCCGGGTTACTTACATACCTCGCAACGTACCCACCACCCGGAACATTGAAAATCACACTAAAATCATCGTTGATAAGCTTTGTGTAATCAGATACCTGCAACCCAACGGTGATATACCCTCCACCAAGTTCCAGTTGGGCTGCGGTAGCCGCAGAGAAGACAAAGTTATGTTCGATAAAACACGGGCCATCACAGGTGAGTTGAAGCCCGTTATTCGAAACCTGAGCCGACGATACGTGGTTCATCATAAAATAACCGGTGAAGGTTGTTGGGGTCGTTGAAACAACGAATACGTACTGCTCGAAAAAACCACCCGTATCTACGTTCAAAATCATGTTCGGAATAATCCCTGACATAGAGGGTGGTCGAACCGTAAAGGTCCCTGGGGCTGTCGTGATGGCCGTACCTAGCGTTGTCGTGACAAGCGTTACGTTTGATCCACCGGTAAAACCCTGAAGCGTGTAATCCCCCACTAGAGAAGAGAAATTATCGATAGCTTCCGTTAGTGCGTTTCCAAGCGAAAGCGTTGGCGGCGCGGTTGGTGGAAAGATCCCCCACTGTTGGAGCGTCGTTAGCGTTCCGTTGTCCTTCGTCATCACCTGAGAATCGGCAAAGTAAATGTATGGCGTACTGGTATCGTTCGGCCGGTAGTTCGCGGTCGAAAAACGGTTTCCGCTAAAGATAAATGATCCGTTGATTGTGGCGTACGGACTGACCTCTGATGCCGGAAGAGTGCCGCGATAAAGGTCCTGGTTCGCGCCGGCGTAGCGGTACGGATTCTCCAAACCTTTCAAACGGGCAAGAGTGTGAATGTTTTCGTCTGCAAGTGGGGCGTTTGCTCCGCCAAGCAGTGCTGGTTCAGCCGTAATAACGCTACGGCCAAGCCTCGACGCGATCGAATTCTCTTGCCGGCATTCCGCATTCATCATGTTCCAATACGTATGGTCCGGCATACGATCGATCGTGTTTCGAGCGTTTAGCCCCTTGCTCGAATAGATGTACGGGTAAGTTGTGTAATTTGGATGCGTCATTGCGCACCTTGTTGAATTGGCATTGGGCTAAAATCTGGATCTTGTCGCGCTCCGGTGGACATGTTAACTCCAGCGCCGGTCATAAACTTTGAAGCCAAAAGTGTCGTCATATTAAAACGACGCTGACAGTAATCTGCGCGCATCGGATCGCGCGTCTCTCCGTCTTTTGTCCAACACCTCGCCAAAGTTCCATATTTAACCGCATGAGAAAAAGCATCCGGAACAAGTAAGTTTGTTATCAGTCCTACTGAATTCGTTAGGACAGTTTGCGAATACCACAATTCTGCCAGGGCCGCGCTCGACGGAAGGGGCTTGTATCCGTACTGTTGGTTCGCGATCTGGTCGCGAAACCACTGAGTCGGCAAACCTTGTTCGCCTTGCCATGACGGATCTGTAAGGTCCAGGCTCGACTGTGAAGTTTCGTAGAGATCCATCGTTACGCTACTGTAATCGCTTTGATTTGGATTAATTGCGATCCGCTCCAAACGAATACAGTCAACCGGCTGTGGATAGTACCTTTGTCCCGCGAATACGCCAGCCGTCGCCACCTCATAAATGGGACGGACTGCCGTGAGGAAATCTGTCTGAGCATCGTTAATATACCCAATGATTTCCGATTGAGTAAAAAGAGGGGCATTTGTTGTCTGACCGCTCGAAAATGTAGCTCCAACAATGACAGCGCCGATAGAATGCGCGATTGTGGTGGTGGTCGTAAAAGAATTTAATGTCACAAAAGAAACCGTCACGACTTCCTGATTTACTCCGGTATCAAGAATTAATTGAGCCCCAACATAAATCCCGGACATGGATGCCGGGTTGATTGTTATTGTTCCAGGGTTTGCCCCAGAGATTCCCACGATCGTCGTGTTCACGATGATCTCGATAAGCGCGTAGGAAACGTCTTCCATGATTTGTTCGTATGTGGTCATTAACGTTTCTCAACCGGAGTAACCGCAGCCGGCGCTCCCACTGTCCGCGTAAAGCGCAAACTTCCCTTACGGAACGAGAAGTTCGAAAGATCTGTCATTGACTTCAGGAATCGATCGTAAAGTTTCATGGAAGACTTAAACTCTTCTCCACCCTCTTTTAAGGCGCAAACGTGCGCAGCGTAATCCTCGAATCCATCGTAATACTCTGGTTGGAACGGAACCGGTTCTGTTCCGGTGTACGGCCGTCCAGTTGCAATCGGAAGCTGCACACCAGTCAAGAAAACCTGCATCGAAGCAGTCAGTTGAGGGTGAATTCCAAACTTTGTCAGCCCAATGGGAAACCAATAATCAGGTGTTGGCCCAACATCGCTTTCCCATCCAGGCAGGTTGCGGTCAAGATCCCAAAGTGTTGTCTTTTCGACCCAGTTGGGCGCTTGAATGCGCAAGAGCGCGATCATTGAAGAAGGAATCGTAAAAATTGTTTGCTCAGCAGCAAGGGTAAACGGCACAGTTTGGCGAATTTGAGGCTCGCCGGTAATCAGCGCAGCTTCATTCATCGACTCAACGAGAAATGGAAAGATTTCTCCCTGCAAGTTCCAAAAGACCGGTGGATTGGCCTCTTCGATCCTGTTTAAGACAAGTGCCGCGAGCGCGTTGAGCGTTGACAATCAACTTACTCCGTCTTCCGGCCCTTCGTGTGCGACTCGTAGTAGAACTCGCCGCCGGCCATTTCACCGATCGTGCGTGGCTTCGGCAAAGGGAACTCTCCTGGAAATCCAGAAGACGCATTCGTGCGTGGGCGCGCGGTGGTTTCCCATCCTTGGTTTGCGGCCGTCTCGCTTGGAAACTTCACCTGATGTGGAACGCCTACTTGACTCGGAACATCGACCCGCTTTGAATGGTTTCCCATGACTATCTCCCCCTTGGTGGACAATCGAAATTGTGCGAGTCAGTGTTAAACGCAACACTGCTCACGCCGTACGTTGCTTCCAACTTCCGAAGATGACGAAGCGACTGCACCTGTATCGGCTGGCCAGAAATGTTTGTCGTCGTAAACGGAAACACCGCCCCAGGAACATTTGCCACGCCACGTGAAACTGGATAGCAGTCTTTGCAGAACCACTTCTTTGATTCCTGCTCTTGCTTGGCGCGAAAAACTTCGCGCTCGCATCCGTCGCAAATCATAAGACCTCACATAAATGATGAATCTATGTCATGCGTCTGTAGCCAGTCTGCTCCGTACTGCGTAAATGGATAACTTCCGAATTCCCAGATCAAATCCTTCTGGTAAAGATCGTTGTCAACGCGCTGCATCTTCATCAGTTCGAGGTTGAACATGTCCTGGTAATACTTCGCCGTCGCCGGGTCGTAATACTTGTTCGACTTCCCGCGAAACGTTAAAGCTTGTGGAATCGCTCCGTACAAAATCACGTCGCCGCGGACGGATGCCGCTGGATAATCGTTGTCTTGAACCATGTCGGGCGGCTGAATGTACGCCAGGAACGGAAACGACTGCTGAAACGTCGGAGCTGGATACAATTCGTACAGAGGGTTGCCATTCGAATCCGGCGCGTAGTTCGCCACCAAATACGTCCACCCCGTCGTCGTCCGCCAGGTATCGTAGATATTCAAAACTTCCTGC